CGGCAAACACAGTTACAAAAGTAACTTTTGCCGGTAGTGCTCAGATGAGTTACCAGCTAATCGATTTCAGTGATCCCGCAGCAATGCAAATTGTTTTGCGCGATCTTGCCGGACAATACCTTTTGGCGATTGATAACTATGCAGCAGATAACTTGTTGACAGCAGCATCATCATCGGGCGTTTGGGATCTCACACCTGAAGATCTGATGAAATCAATTTATGATGCAGCCGTAGATGTTTCGAACGCTACAAACTTTTTGCCTACGCACATGTTTGTTGATCCGGCAACATGGGGCAAAATCGGTCAACTTGTAGATGACAGCAAGCGCCCAATTTTCCCAGCAATCGGCGCACCCGGTTTAGTAGGACAAAATTCTATGGGTGCAGGCTCGGCAGCTTCATGGTCAGGACAAAACCCGCTTGGCTTGCAAATTGTTGTAGATAAAAACTTTGCAGCAAAAACCATGATCATCATGAACGCAAACGCATTTGAGGTATATCGCCAAGATCGCGGATTGCTTTCAGTAGAAAGCCCAACTACATTGGGCAGGACAATGAGCATCTTTGGCTACGCAGCAACATTTGCAGCGGGCGAAAACTTCTCAATGATCCGCAAGATCACACAGGCTTAGCCAAAGGCGGGCGATCCGCTCATGGCAACATACAACACTTCAAGCAAACAGCTTCAAGATAATTACGCGGTATTACAAACACTTGAACCAAATGATTTTGTCGTAGGGCAAAGCATTACTGTTTCGAGTATTGGTGCACCGTTTAATGGCACTTTTCAAATCGTTGACATACCCGAACATCTTTTCATCGGCGTAAATAGCAGCGGATTTTTAGAGTTCAACGAAAATGTGCCGCTACTTAATCAAGTTTTGTTTGCTTGCACCGGTGATGATGTTGCTCGAGTAGCGATCAGCGTAGGTTTAATTACCTATACGCAGACATGCACTTGGATCACAGCTGGCAACATTGAGGACTGGCTCGGCATAGGCACGGCTACGGCAGCGGACACAGCATTTTTAACGCAATGCGCGGCAGCGGCAAACGCTTTTGCATATCGAAGGCGGCAGGAAAGCGGCTATTTTGACAGCCTTACAACTTCGCCTAGCGGTGATGTAACGCTGGGCACGATTATGTATGGCGGCAATCTTTACCGGCAACGCGGATCTGTAACCGATTTTGCAAGCTTTGATGGCATGAGCGGCGGCGGCACAAACGGGCTTTCACCGATGATTAAACAGTTGTTAGGCGTTAATCGTGCGGTGGTCGCATAATGCCAGTTGCCTACACAGATCTATTTAATGAAGCCATAGATGATTTAACAGCAAGCCTTACAGCCATCACAGGGCTTCAGACTGTAAATGATCCTCGAAATTTAATTCCGCCGTGCGCTTTCGTGGATGCGCCCAGCTTTGTAGCGTTTAATGCAAACATAGTAAAAATGAGTTTCCCAGTGCGCTTAATCACGCTCGGACCGGGCAACCTTGACGCGCAACGCAGCTTGCTTAATATGATGGCAAAAGTAATTGCAGCCAATTTAGGCATCACGGATGGCAGACCTACCGTTGCGATCATCGGCGGCGCAGAGTATCCCGCCTATGATGTAACTGTGAACATGCAAGCACAAACGGCATAAAGGATCATTATGGCACAGTATCTAGTTACAAGCGACAGGCTCAACGGTTTAAAACGCGGCGATGTAGTCGATGTAAGCGAACTTGAAACGGATGTGGCTTTCCTTATTGAAGCTGGGCACATATCCCCACATACACCTAAAAAAAGTGCTAAAACTAAAGACACAGACACAGACAAGGAATAACCATCATGGCAACTACCGTTTATCTTTCGAACCCAGCGCTCACTATAAACAGCGTGAATCTTACAGATCAATGCACATCAGCAACTTTAAACTATGTGTATGAGCAATTAGAGACAACAGCTTTTGGCGATACAGCACGCAAGTTTGGTGGCTCATCTGTAGTTTCATTGCAAAATAACACATTTGAAGTTGAGTTATATCAAAGCTATGCAGCTAGCGAAACTGAAGCAACTATTTTTAGTTTGGTAGGTATTCAAACCACAATTACAATTTCACCTACTGCAGCAGGTCTAACTACACCGGCAGCTGACGCGCCAAAATATACGCTTACCGGCGCATATTTGGAAAGCCACACACCGATTAATGCATCATTAGGCGAACTGTCAACCATCACGCTTACATTTAGCGGCGGCACATTAACTAAAGCCGTAGCATGATCTCGCGGCTCAAGCCGCTGAGAAATATAAACGCAAGACTTCAAATAGCGAAGCTTTGCCCGAGAAAGGACAAAACATGCAATTAACACTTAAAGCCATTTTTAACGATGGCAACACCCAAACAGTAGAAACCACATTGGCAACCATTGTTAGCTGGGAAAGAAAGTATCGCCGCAAAGCATCAGAAATGGCGCAAGGCATCGGCATAGAGGATCTAGCTTTTCTTTGCTACACAGCATCACAAAAAGCCGGCATTACCGTGCCAGCAACCATTGATGCATACATTGACACGCTAAAAAATATTGAGGTGGTCGATCAAAATAACCCAAAAGCCGTAGAGGATCAATAAGGTATGCGCTCGCTGAAGTGCTTGTCGAGTGCGGCTATTGGGGTGCAGAGACTTTTGAGCTGGATGATCTGAACACCGTGATAGAAATAATTAACAAACGCAATAAGGCACGCTGATGGCACAAGCAAGCGCACGCATTGAGATATTTGGCATTAAAGAAACTTTGGCTGAGCTCAATAGTTTTGATCGCGAATATCGCCGCCAAGTAACTAAAGACATTACTAGCGCAGGGCAAAAAATATTAGTTAGCGCTCGCGCAATGATAAAAGAGTTTCCAAACGAACTTGGCAACGGTGCGCCGCTATCGGGCATGATGCGCGGCAAACTTGTAAAAGGGCGTGATGTCTATTGGGATAACCGCACCGCTCGAGCCGGCTTTAAAATTAAGGTAGGGCAAGCCGCACAAAGGCAAAAGGTAGTTACTTTTAAAGATAAATTTGATCCGGAAACAAACCCGCGCGAAAGCCATCGGGTGCTATATAACGCTAAGCCATATCAGCTTATGGTCGCTCAACAAAAAGATGCTGCCGGCGCTATCTATGATCATGCTGGCAGGCGCACTACTGGGCAGTTTGTAACAAACTTAAACGCTGAAACAAGTTTAGAGCCACGCGCTATTGATCCAGCTGTAGAAATGAACCGTGCCACAGTCGAGCAAGAAGTTTTAAATATTGTTGAAAAAGTTATGACGCGATTAAACAAAAATATGCAGGTGCGCTATGGCAATTAACATACCGATTTTATCTAGCTTTGATGCAAAAGGATTTGAGAAAGCCGCACTGCAATTTAAAGGCTTAGAAACAAACGCACAAAAAGCTGGCTTTGTTATGGAAAAAGCGTTTTTGCCAGCGGTTGCAGCGCTCGCAGGTCTCACAGCTGTAGCCGGGCTAAGTCTTAAAGCGGCTGTAGAGGATGCGGCAGCGCAAGCACTTTTGGCTAAAACTTTAGAAAATGTTACAGGCGCTACACAAGGGCAGATTGCTGCAGTCGAAGCAAGCATTGCTGCAATGCAAATGGCTACCGGCGTATCGGATGAGGAATTACGCCCCGCGTTTGCTTCATTGGTGCGCGGCACAAAAAACCTTGCAGATGCAAATGAAGGGCTTGGCTTGGCAATGGATATTGCTGCCGGCACTGGCATGGATCTTGCAAGTGTTAGTGATGCGTTAGCAAAAGCTTATGGCGGTAATTACAAAGCATTAGGGCAATTATCGCCCGAGCTAAAAACAATGATTAAAGATGGTGCATCGCTAGATCAAGTGATGTCAACGCTAAGTAAAACTTTTGGCGGATCAGCTGCAGTTGCAGCAAACACCGCTGAAGGACAATTTAGGCGGCTTAAAGTTGCTTTGGATGAAGCAAAAGAAAGCATCGGTAAAGCGTTGCTGCCAGCTCTCGAAACTGTGCTGCCGTTGCTTACAAGCTTTGGCAAC